CATAGTCTTCTCGTCTGCGGTACCATCTAAGATGCTCTGAGTGATTCCTAACTGGCTGTAAAGCATACTCGTTAAGTATTCAATCTGCTTCATTAGATTGTTTTCCAAAGAACGATTTAACTGCGTGATTCTCTCTGTTCCATCGGTATAAGCAATGCCATACTTAGAACCGGACAACTGCTGCTCAATATCTTTACGCCGCTTCTCTGCCTGCTGACGTCTTGCCTCTGATTTAATTACATAAGGTAACTGAATAATCAAATCTAACTTGCCGGAACTGCTCTGTTCATCAACTGCATCCAATAAATTCAGTTTTCGTACAAGCCGCTGCATGGTAGAGTTAGGCTCATTGATTACTGCATACAACGGATTTTCTACGATTGAAACTGTGTATTTCGGAACGATTATTTCTTGTTTGCGTCCTGTATTTTCGTTATAAACCTCTACCCGAACGTGTTTTGGATACCAATCTTTAATACGCCCAACACGCATCGAAAGGATTTGATACCCAGTTGTGTCGTCAGGATCGTCATCTGTATCAACAGGAACGATAGCAACACACCCCTCATCCATCATGGACATAACAACATCCTGAATGAATGCTCGACCAGTTTGATCCAAGTTGGCTTCGATTGACAAACAGTCATTCAAACCGCTTTTTACAACACTTAAAAACCGCCCTTCATCATCCAACTTGACATGCTGAATGTTGATGGCGGCTACATCTAAAGCGATTCTGTTATATACTGAGGTAACGATTGACCTTTCATTTCCCCTAGTAAGTCGAAAACGATCCGGACGGTATGAATACCCAGAACCAATATCTTTATATTCCCCAGTCGGAGATCGATTAGAAAAAACGTTCCAAACGTTTTTAACGATGGAACTTAATGATAAACCCATTTCGAATAATCACCTCCTAAATGGTCAAAAAAAAAGACCTCTTTATGATAAGAGAGCTTTAATAGCTTTCATTCTAACACTATTCAAATGCTTCCCGGTTTGCTTTGAACGCGATATATGCATCCATCATCGCAGCAACGGCATCTATCTTTTGTTCATATCTCTTTTTCAGCAATTTACGGTTTCCGTTAGTATCTTCTAAAGTGATACAGTTTCCCATTGCAAATGTCATCAAATCCTCATCGAAAAGGAGCATCCTTTCTTCGGACAGTTTCTTTAACTCTCCTAATGGAACCGATTCAGTTTTGGCACCCTGAATAACTTTTTCAATTCCAAATGGTCCGTTTTCATTAGCCCAACGCTCAACAAATTCTTTAGCATTATATGGGTCGTATCCAAAGCAGCGAACATCATAACCGCATTCAACAATATGATTATCAAGATCCTCATATACGTCCATCATGTCGAGAACAGTTCCCTCTAAAACAATAAGACTTCCCTCTTTCATGAATTGATCGTATTTGATTCTCATTGCTGCTGGGAGTTTCATAAGAGTTAATGAAGAAATATAGTTTCTCGTTTTAACACCGAACGAACCATTGGATAACGGAAACAGAAATGTAAATGCACAGAAATCGTCACCTTGAGATAAATCCGCTCCTAGTGAACACGGCATTTGCCAATAATCTCTATGACGATGCGGGAGCGTTTCTTCATATGTAAAGTAATATGTATATCCTTCCATAGGAAGCCCAAATCGTTTTGCCAAAATATCATTTCTGGCGGCCGGTGCTTTTTCCGCTCTTTCGACATCGAGCTGATAGGTTTCATAAGAAACAGTTTTTCCTAAATTAGGATTTGCTTTCAACCACTTGTCCGGGTCGGCAACTTCATCTATGGAATCAAGTTTATACCACCAAATGGATACATGAGGATTGACATAGTCTCCTTTAAGAATGTCCATCAATTCCATTTTGATTGTATCACCGGCACCATTACGAACAGTACCCTCTGAACTGATCGCAACAATGAGATAGTCATTTACCTTAGATGCGCCCTGTTCGATCGCTCCGATTACATCTTCTCGAATGTCGCCAGAAAGCCACTCATCCACTGTCGCTACTTTAAGCTGAAGACCCTGAAGCTTGTCGATTCGCATTGGTCGAATTTCGAGAAGCGATCCAGTAAGGAAATTTTCAATTCCTTTCTTGGTGGATGCCAATTTCATTCGATTTGCTTTCGATCCGGTAGTATTCTGCAACGATCCTTCTGTAAGGAACTTATAGAAAGGCCCTCTTGATCTGGTAATAGCGGTTCGAATCGGGGACAGCACCTCTTCTGCCTGCTTCATCGTCGGAGCTGTGGTTATCTGATGCGTCGTTGTGACGTCAACATTTAAGAAGAAATTCTGCAAGCATGAACCATACATTGACTTTGCAGCGCCTCTGGCTACTATGAGATATTGCTTATTAACCAACCTTTTTCGTATAGACTTGGTGACGTAATGTCCGCCATGACCATCCTCATAAGGCTCGTATACGCTCCTCTCAACAAAATAATACCAGCCGAAAATCTGCTCAGCCCAAACTTTAAATGTGTCAAGCAGTTTCAAATCTGAACCGTCGGTTAAAGTAAGCTCATTCTCGCAATAACTGATAAAACCCTCTACTGCTTGATCATCGTAATAAATTCCCGGATTCGCAATGAGATCATCGATTCGGTTCATCTCCATCTCGATTTCACGGCATACCGGGATTTCGCCACGAATTACGGCATCACGAAACATGCCGTAGTATTTCGGGACGGCAGTGTTCGATAACGCCATTATTTTCTTCTCCTTCTAAACAAATGAAAAGAGACCATGTTGCCATAGCCTCTCGTCATTTCCTATTTCTGTTTAAGGTGCTTTACGATTAGTGATATAATCTCAATTTTCTTATGTTTCGGTGTCATTACCGTCGGGATAAAATTATAATCCATAAGTAATCCTACCTTATTTTCATAGCCATTGTCCTTGGCAATCACATCAAACATCTTATTTTTCTTTATCATACTAACATAACCACCACCTTTCTTCATAAAAGAAAATGATTTAATAGCGCATCCACAATAATATTATCACAAATTATCCGTGTATGGTTATTATTTCACATTTTTTAATATTTCCTTCTTTGATAAGTCTGAATTTGGATGTTCTTTGAGATATTCTCGAATTTTCTGTTCATCCGAGATGGTTTTTACAACCGCATATCCAGCAGTATACTCCGCAACTGTTTTTCCGGCATACTTTGCAAGTATCTCTTTTGCATACTTTTGAACGTTTTCGTTAATTTCTTCATCCGATAGTTTTGTACTTCCGACTTTCTCCACGACATCTTTTCCAAAGAAAATTGTAGGGCTTTTTGCAATATTTTTATAACCACTATACCGAGTATCATTGATATCCAATAACGCATTGTATCCATACTTCTCTAATTCGGAATAAAATTTATTATGTATACCATTACTTTGGAATTGTGGGGTTGCTAATGCCTGATTGAATCTATCATAAAATTTCTTTGGATCAGTATTCAACAAATGATCAGCATTGTTTCCATAATTGGTCTTTTTGATTGTATCCAAAACCTCTTTTCTAAATTCCCGATCACTGTTAAATTTTTTATAGAATATCTTTCTAGCATTATTGACGGATGGAACTTTTACATCCTTAGCAACTTTTATTTGATTCTTGTAAATGCCTTCATACGCAGAACCAAGGGCATTTTTAGCCATACCGCGTTTTTCGTTTGGGTATAACATTCCGTATGCCTTTTTATCATGATTGTTTACGGCTGCATAAAATGGTGCATCTTTAAAAGTTGCTTTGCTGTTTGCTCCAATATTCTGAATTTGCTTTCCTGATTTAATAACTTTATCGCAATAATCTTGCCCGATTCTCGTAATGGCCTTCTTTGCGACAACCCCAACAGCCACTCCACCAACAACAGCCAGAACTGCTTCTGTTTGCATTCTCTGCTTCGCCATTGTTTGCGCGGCGCTTTGAGAGTACCCGTTTTTAACATATTTATCGATTAGGTTTTGTCTATGCCGTTCTATAGGATTTTTAGTTTCACC